CCCCGTAAGGGGTCCTGGCGAAAAGGCCCGCCCGGATAAACCGGACGGTCCGCCGTGTTGGAGTGATTCAACACCTCGGACTGTTTCGGATAGGATAGTTGCCTATGTCTGAAGAATAAGTAAGACTAAGCAAACTCAGTATGTGCCGTTGGAGAGCCAGCTCCATCGGGTAAGCAACACTCGGATCTAAGAACCGAGGCCCTTACTGACAATTTGCTGGCTATCCTACCTTATGGTTTACTCCGCCCAAGCATGTGACACTCACTTGTGAGTGAGACGGCAAGCATCCCCTGCAACGCAATCTCTTAATTTTAAGAGAGGTGCTGTATGGGGGCTGAACCGTCACCCTAGAGAACCGTTCACACGGTGCCTGCGGCCCTCCTGCCTCGCCGAAAGGTCGGGCAGTAGGAAACTTTTAGCTCAGGGGGTGTCCCCCCTGTAACGAAGCACGGCTGTGCTGCGCTAAATAGTTTCCGTTGAGCAAACCGAAGGGTCTCTAGGGACCAATTTCTAAACAAATAAACAAAAAAATTAACAATGAAAAACACTATTAACTTTCGAGGGCGTAAGCCCATACATTATTTGTCTAGTCTTTGGTCCTTAAAGGCCTGGCAGACGGGTGTAAAATCCCGTCCGTGGCTATTAGGACGACTCAATAGAATCGTCTTTCTAGTCATAGGGTACACGTCACATTCTTACGCAGGAGCAGTATACCGCTTCGCGGGTTTCTGCACACATAAGGTTCGTCATCGGGGATTGAGGGGATTGGCGATCTACTTGAAAGCTTGCTCAGTATTACTTCAGAATGCTGTTGCGGGTCGTAAAGTAGGGTGTAGAGAATTTGGGGTAGCGGTAGCTGTTACCAAATCTGGGTTTCCAAGGATTATTCCCATGGAGCATCGTCGCTACATCCGTGGTGGGGCCATAGGCCCTACCCGTTTGTGGTTGACGATGTTCATGTTGTATCGAGTAATTGATATAGCAGTTAAGGTGAATATAGATACTATATTGCTTCCCTATCAGGGATGCCCTAGTATTGAAAGTGAATGGAAACGGTTTATGGACGAGGCCGCTCAGCTTCTAGTTTCTAGAAGCCGAGTCGCGGCTGAGGTTGTTGGTAAATACCATCTCCTCCGCCGCCGGATTAGTCCGTATATCGGTTCCATTTATAAGCCCTTGTTAACTTCCGGTCCGAATTCCACTCAAGGTAGCGTTGCGATGTGCAACGTTGAGAAAGACGCTCTTGCTTTGTATAATTCACCTCTTTGGCCTACGTTCAATTCTTATTGTACGGAGGTCGAGTCGATGGATGTTACGGCGGTAGTTCGTACCGCAGCGAAGAGTGATCCTTCAACCTTTCAGTGGCCCAATTTCATTGGGTCGGATCGCTTGGGGTCACTAGGGAGAGTGGCTTTCAAGAAGGAACCAGGTAAGGTACGGGTATTTGCTATGTTGGACTTCTGGAGCCAGTCGGCGTTGAGGGGAGTTCACGAGTTTCTTTTGAAACTCTTGGGTTCTCTTAACCGGGGAGAGGTTCGTTTAGATGGGACTTTCGATCAGGGGGAAACTTTTCAGTATTTACTGAAAGGCGTCTCTCGTGGTCGGAAATTCTATTCTTTCGATCTCTCCGCGGCAACTGACCGATTCCCGGTCTGGGCTCAGAAGTCTCTCATGGAGGTACTGTTTGGGGAGAAGGTGGCTTTCCTTTGGCAAGAGATGCTGGTTAAGCGTGGTTACGCTTATCCAGCGGTTCGTCCGGGTAAGGCGACCGGTCACTATAGTGATCGGTTGACCGTCCCGCACGCCCGCGCTTCCGCTGAAGCGGCAGAGCATCTTGCCCCACTGTATTATTCAGTGGGACAGCCAATGGGGGCCCATTCGAGCTGGGCAGCCTTTACCCTTGCACACCATATGGTAGTGCAGTGGTCTGCGTATCGGGTAGGAAAGAAGGGGTGGTTCCTAGATTATGGCATTCTGGGCGACGACCTGGTCATTTTTGATCGGGCCGTAGCAGCTGAGTACCTAAGATTGGTGAGCCGACTTGGAGTTAATATCTCCATGGCCAAGTCGCTACCCGGAACAAAGGGTTGTTTCGAGTTTGCGAAGAGGTTTGCAGCATTCGGGGCGGACTGTTCCCCTCTTTCATTTCGAGAGTTTGCGGTTTTCAATCGCTCTCTCTCTGGAATGGTCGAGATGGTCCAGCGCGCCTCGTCTACTGTGAAACTTCGGCCGGCATCGGTCTTAAGGGCGTTAGGGTTTGGCTTTCGGGCCACGGGTAGATTAAATTCGTTAATCTCCCAGTGGCCAGTCAGATTCCGACGTGTTGTGATCGCTCTCTTGCAACCTGGTGGTTCACTGGGTGTGAAACACTGGGAGTCGTGGGTCGCGATGCGTCGAATTCAGCATCTAGACTTCGTACCTCAAGAAGGGGTACCGCGACTCCTCCAGTATTTGCACGAGCTGTACGTTTCTGACATTCAGCGTCTAATGAAACTCTTTGATCCGATTAAGAATCGGGTTGAGGAGCTTCAGCCCCCGGACGATGCCAGTGGGCATCTGTCCGATTATGGGGAAGACCCTGAGTTGTTAGTTCGTTCAGTTTGTGTTGAGAAGCCGATATTAGAGGCTTTGATCAAAAGACTGGAGGAAATAGAGAGTGAGATCTTGGAACCGTGGTCTGGATCCTTATCAGAAGCACACGATGTCTACGCGCGACTGGTAGAGGAATTATCCTCTTATCGGCCGTGTGTGGACATGTTTGCTAGAGCTGAAGAGCGCGATCCCAAATACGTGTTCAACGGAATCCGTATGTGGGAAGACTCTCGTTCAGTAGTTGATAAGGCCCTAGGAGGCGGTTCAGGTTTAGTGTGTAGACGACGATCTCGGAAGAAAGCTAAATCTGGTCTGCGATCCTCGAAAAGACCAACCTCTTCTTCCGCTAATGCGTAAGGTGTGAGTGCGTAATTTGGGTAACCAGTTACGTAGGGAGGTACTCTAGCCTAGTCATCTACTGCGTAGTACGATGACAGGACAAAAGATTTTATGGTGATTCAACACCTACAGCGATCCTAGTATAATTGGGTAAAATCCAGTTAGGGGTGGATCGTTAGTTCCCGGGTAGTACTGTTATTGTTCAGGCACTATTATGCGGAGG